CTGCTCTTTCGTCGTCGCGTGTTTTATCGAGCGTTCGAGAAAAAGGGGATGGTGAAACAACGCTTCTTCAATTACCTGTGCGTAAGAGCTCTGGCCTACCGTAACTTCCTCAGGCATCGAATTGATAGCCCTCGGCTTCTGTCCTTTTGGCAGGCTCTCATTGCTCTTCACGAAGAGTCCTCTCAACTTCCGCGTAACCCCCTCTCTGATCACAGCCGACCGCAAACAGTTCTCCTGCTTCGCGCGCGTCCAGCTTTTCGGGAGCCTTTGGGACAGGAAGGAATCACTCCTGGTATCCAAATCGTTCATGCTGAAATCCACTAGAATTAATGCCAAATCACGGGCGGCTTGCTTCATCTTCGCCGTGATGTGTTGCGGAATGACGTCTGGCCCGGCCTCAGGGCACATACGTTTGGAAACCGCATAGTATTCGTTAATTGCGCTAGAAGCCGCTGCAACGTACGGCTTCCACGGGACCGGTACTGGTGCTACGTATTTGCCTTGCACTGGGAAACCGGCGACCTGAGCCGCCTCTGCGAACGTGAGTCCCTCCTCGTGTAGTGCTAAGGCATTCAGAAACCTTCTTTGTTTCTTCTCGTTCCCGACTCGATGCTTGCTCTCTGCCGCTAATTCTCGCCGCATCTGCGTGCGTTTATTGCGGCACACTGCCTTGAAAGCTTCGTGTCTTTGCACGACCTCTGGATCTTCCGCGCATGCGAGAGCCTCGCCGCCTATCGAGTACGGCACAACCGGCTCCCCTGGCTCCACAAACATATTGATACGTTCCCCTATAAGCTCGGACAGTTTAAGCACGATCCTGTCCGTTTTACTCTCTCTTGCTGCGAGCTCAGCCCTCAAAACTGCCATGCCGGGAATGTCCAACCCCGGCGGCGCTGGCGCGGGCCCGATAAGCTGCGGAGGCCCCATGTCGCAGGGGGCTTCTACAGGTAGCATCCGCGCTGCAGCGTCCTGCGGGACCTGAAGTCCGCCGGAGCCCGATGCGTCCCCAGCATCGTCACATGTCCGTCCGGGTCGTTCGCGTCGTAAAACGGGTTCTGGTAGTCCACCCTGACTGACTTGGTCTGGAGGAGCTGTGCCAGCTCCCACCACGATACCATCGCCGTGCTCTGGATGTCCACCTCCATCTCCGCCTGCTTCTGTATGAACGCGTTCCTCAAGAACTGGTACGCCCCCCCTTCGATCTTGAACGTCGCAATCCGCTCCGTCAGTACCGCTGGCTGGTACGTGTTCGTCATCGGAGCCGTCGCGGGGTCCCAACTCAAGGTCACCCCCGTCGTGTCCAAGTAGAGGGGCGTCTCGCCCGTCATGCCTGGGTCCGGGTACGGGCGCATCCTGCCCTCGTCGTCCTCGTCCCATTCGTAGGCATACACCACAGCGCCGAAATCCGGTTCGACACCGTCTTGCGGTGGCAAAAACTCCCAAACGGGCATCTCTTGCCAATCGTCGACAGGCCAAGCCCAACCCTGAAACACCATTGCGCAGTCCCATGGCAGCCATGCCGGAAACTCGTCGATACCGGGCGGCGGTGCCCCGAGGTAAACAGTCTCGGAATACTGCTGCCACAAGTCCAGACAAGCGTCTAGCGAAATGCGCATGGTAAAAGTGCCGCTCGAGCCAGTCACTAGGTGGCGCATCATTGGGAGGTGCATGAGTCGAAGCATCACGAGGATTCCCGTCCTCATCGCAATCTCCATCTCCGACCACAATGCGTACCGAGGCTGGTGAAAAACGACACATGGCCGCCAGCGTGAGTAGGGCGGGGACATAATTGACCGTTGCAGTCGCTGGTCCTCTAATTGTCGCTCGTATCCTTGCGGCGACCGCTGCGCGCACATCATACTCCAATGAAGTGTCATCCACTGTTTGGAGTCTGCTCGAAGCAGCCACTGCCTTGTCCAGAAAATGCCGGGGAACATGCACATCAACTCGCGGTGCGCGGCCCATGTGTAGGGGGCACCGGAGGGCAGGCACTCGGCAAACTGACGTAGGGATCTCGAAGCGGACGAGGGACATTCGATTGCAATGGAAGCAATGTAGTCCTGGATGATTGGAAAAACTGCGTTCGAAACTCGGACACGTTCTGAGTTCGGACATGCAGGCTCGTTCGTCGCTTGTGTGGGAACAGTACCAGTCGATGAGCCGGTACGCGGTAAAAACATGAGCCATGACAAAGCCCACTGAAAACAGCGAGCGCGCCAAGCCTTCAGCAGGCCCCAGAAGTCTCCACAACACCCGCACACGCGGGTCGATGAGGAGCGCATAGCAGAGGAGTTGGCCGCAAACAACCTCAACTGCGATCTGGACGCCATCTCGAAGGGCTTGCTTCCCAAAAGCACTCAAGGGCATGCGCGAGGCGCAGCGCCCAAGCACACACGCGTTTGACGGACGCGCGTGAGGTAGACCACTTGGATGTTGTTGCAATAAAGCAATCACCGTGAGCAGTTCCCAAGTCCTGGCGGATCTTGAGC